GTTATAAATTGTTAGCCACTTTTTACCGATATTTAATTATCAATTCTGCAAAATAATCCCGCCATAATAGCCGCATGGCTAAATATTCCGATGAATTAAAAGAAGCGGCCCGCACGCTTTATATAAAAAGCTGGACGCCGAAAGATATTGCGCAGGAACTGAATATTCCACCGCGTACAATTTACCACTGGGCTGATGTCGGGAAGTGGGCATCACTGCTGCCTGTTGAATCGGTGGAAAATGTCATCGCCCGCCGTATCGACCAGCTCTCCCGCCGCGAGAAAAAAACAGCGCTGGAACTGGAAGAACTGCGCGATCTGATTGCTCACCATGTGAAACTCATGGCGCAGCGCAACAAGCACGCCGAAAAGCTGGCAGAAATTCAGGCCCAGAAAGCGGCTTATGATGGTGAAGGGTACTGCCTCAGCAGCGCAGGCGGGGAACCAGGGGAAAGAAAGCGCCGGTATAAGAAAAACGACGTTTCCGGTATTACAGCGGAAATGCTCGACACCTGGGCGCAGGAACATCTCTTCGAGTACCAGCTGCACTGCCGCGAACATAAAGGCGAAGACTGGCGCTTCATTCTGAAAAGCCGCCAGGTGGGTATGACCTATTATTTCGCCTGGGAAGCATTTGAAGACGCCGTCATTACCGGTGATAACCAGGTCTTTTTCTCCGCAAGCCGATCCCAGTCGGAAATCTTCCGCGAATACATCGTCCAGATCGCCCAGAACCATTTCGGCGTGACGCTGACGGGTAAAAATATCCGCCTCAGTAACGGCGCAATACTGCGCTTTTTGTCCACGAACGCCAGTACCTCACAGGGCTTTAACGGCCACCTGTATGGCGATGAGGTTTTCTGGATCCCGAAATTCACGCGCCTGCATGAAGTTGCCAGCGCAATGGCAACGCATAACAAATACCGCACGACCTACTTTTCGACGCCCAGCGCGAAAACGCACCAGGCTTACCCGGTCTGGACTGGCGAAGCCTGGCGCGGGGACGACCCGAAACGCAAAGGTGTGAAGTTCCCGAACGAAAGCGAAATGCGACAGGGCATTCTTTGCCCGGACCAGATCTGGCGCTACATCATCACGATGGAAGACGCTATCGAAGGCGGCCTCGGGGCGCTTGTCGATATTGAACGGCTGCGCAACAAATACAACCCGACCGCGTTCGCCATGCTCTACATGTGCCAGTTTGTTGACAGTAAGGACGCGGTTTTCAAGTTCTCCGCGCTTGTCGGCTGTGAAGTGGACCGGGCCACATGGGGCGACTTTGATCTGACCGCTGCGCGGCCCTTCGGCAATCGCGAAGTATGGGCAGGTTTTGACCCGTCGCGCTCCGGCGACAACTCAACATTTGTGTTAATCGCGCCCCCTGTAGAGGACGGCGAGCGCTTCCGCGTGCTGGCCGTCTGGCAATGGCAGGGTTTTAACTTCAGCTGGCAGGCCGACCAGATAAAGCAGCTTATGCGCCGCTTTAACATCACTTACATCGGGATCGATACAACCGGCATAGGTAAAGGCGTTTATGACCTTGTCAGCAAATTTGCGCCACGCGAAGCCACACCCATTCTTTACAGCGTCGAAAGCAAAAACCGCCTGGTGATGAAGATGATCGACGTTGTCGAGCGTAAGCGCATCGAATGGGCAAAAGACGCCGTAGACGAAACGAACAAGGAGCGCGTCGAAATTCCGGCCAGCTTTATGGCTATCCGGCGCACGACAACCAACAGCGGCAACGCGCTGACGTTTGTTGCCGAACGTTCAGACGCGACCGGCCATGCAGATGTTTTCTTCGCTATCTCGCACGCCGTAATTAACGAACCTATCGATCACGAATATGACCGCCCATCGGGCTGGTACTTTGGGAAAGCAGCATGACAAAGAAACAGCGTAATAATAAAAAATTCAGGTCCATGACCGGCAGCAAGGTTGAATCCTTCACGCCAGGGCGCGGAAGCGTGATCACATTTGGCGAACCCGAACCCATCCTGACGACCGGCACTGATTATCACAATATCTGGTATGACAATGAGTATGACCACTGGCGACTCCCGATTGATCGCCTGGCGCTGGCCCAGTTGCCGAACCTTAACGGCCAACACGGCGGGGTGCTGTATGCGCGGCGCAATATGGTGGCCGGTGGCTATATCGGCGGCGGCCTGACGCCTGACCAGGTCGAACAGGCTGTCTTTGATTACCTGCTGTTTGGTGACGTCGCTATCCTGAAAATTCGTAACGTATTCGGGGAAGTGATCGACCTGCTGCCGCTGCCGTCGCTGTATCTGCGCTGCCGGAAAGACGGCTCGTTTGCTGTCCTGCAGGAAGGGCCAGCGCTTATTTATGACCCGGAAGACATCGTCTTCTTTAAAATGTACGACCCGCGCCAGCAGGTATATGGCCTGCCTGACTATATCGGCGGCATCCATTCGGTGTTACTCAACAGTGAGGCAACCATCTTCCGACGCCGTTACTACAATAACGGGGCGCACATGGGCTTTATTCTCTATACCAGCGATCCCAATCTCACGCTGGAAATGGAAAACGAAATCAAAGAGAAGATCGCCCAGTCCAAAGGGCTGGGTAACTTCCGCAATATGTTTATCAACATCCCGAAGGGCGACCCGGAAGGGGTTAAAATCATGCCAGTGGGCGAAGTCAGCGCAAAGGATGAATTTGCCAACATCAAAGGGATCACCGCGCAGGATATCTTTACAGCTCACCGCTTCCCCGCAGGTCTGGCGGGTATTATCCCGACCAACGGCGCGATAATGGGCAACCCTGAAACGGCCCGCGCAACCTATCGCAAGGATGAGGTTATCCCGTTGCAACGCAAACTAATGAACGGCGTCAACAATGACCCGGAGATCCCCCCACATTTGCACCTGGTTTTTGACGTGGATATCCCGGCAATTACCGCCGAAAAGGGCGAAAAATGAGCGCAATTAAGTTAAAATCATCCCCATTGTTAGCAATGGCGTGCGGGATGGTGAACATGCGAGTTTTTAAAATTAAATGTCCTGAATGCGGCTCACCGGCCATCATTCGCAAATCTGACTGGAAAGATAAAAAACTGGCCGATTTATACTGCGCCTGCACGGAAGTGGAATGCGGCCACACCTTTGTTTTTAACGCCCAGTTTTCACATACTCTCAGCCCCAGCGGGCTGACCGGTAACAAGCTGGTTAAATTCCTGATTGACCGGCTCAAGCCGGAAGAACGTCAATTCGCGCTGGACCTGCTCAACGGTCAGACGGCATAAACGAAGCCCGCATAAAGCGGGCTTTTTTATTCGACATCACAAAGCGCGGTCATAATTGCCAGCCGTTCCGCTGGCGGCAGGGCGGCGAACTTATCCCGCCAGCGTGCCGCTTTACGTTTTATCCTGGCCCGGTCGTTGTAGTCCTTTCCGGCAAAGGTGTGGGAATAGGCTTTCCCTTCCTCATAATTCATCCAGATTTTTTCCGTTCGCACACCGCCCCGCGTCATGGCCTGAAATTCCCGCGTTCGCCAGCCGGTCAGCGTGCTGTCATAAAGCTGCGACGGGTAGCCAGACAAAATGACACTCACATTTTCCGGCAGTGACATCAGGCAACGTAAAAGGCGCTCATGATCGGCGACGGTGTATTCATGGCGATAACGGGCGCGACTGGTGCGCGTTTCCGGCATGTAAGGAGGATCGGCGTAAATCAGTACCCGGCCCGCAGTCGCAAAATCAAAATATCCCTCCAGAAAGCTGACAGCATCGCCATAATGGAAATGGATGTCAGGGGGCGTTAATCCTTTATCTTTCCAGCGCCGCCTTGTCAGCGAAAATGCAGCTGAATCAATATCAATCCCGACAGAATGCTGGGCTGGCGGTTTATGGAACATCACCGCACCGCTGCCCAGATGCGTTTCAATGTAGGTATCATGCGGGGGCATTTCGGCAATGATTTTCTGAAAGACCCCGCTGGCCGCTTTACTTCCCAGGTAACTCATACTTTCCCGCCCTCAGCTGGCACGGCCATTCCTGACCTGCAGCACTGTTAAAAATGACCGTCCTCGATACAAATGGCCAGCACTGCCGATTATGATCGTGCGGTACCATTGACAGTCACTTTCACCCTAAGACCAAAAAGCCCGCTCTTGCCAACGGCGACACCATCTTCGCACCACCCTTCGACTAACTTTTCGGCCATAGCCCGAATCTCTTCCTTCTCCCAAGACCAGCCGCAAATCACGCCCGAAACGGTATTTTTCCTGTGATTAAAACCAATTTTTACTTTCATCTTTCCTCACTTTTCACATGCTAAAAACGCGGGCTCTTTGCCGCCCGCACCCGCAGAATCACGCCAACCGACGCAACCAGTTGCGACGGTCAGCGCGATTGCATTCATTCTTTTGGGTGGCGACCTTCCGCGCCTGCCAGCATTTTTTGATGCTCCCCGACCGGATCAAACCGCAGGCGCGTGGCATCTATGCCGTGGTTATCCCGCAGACGGTCCCATAATTTATTCACCGTCCGTGACTCATCGGGTAATTGACGCGTTATCAACTGGCCGCCAGCACTGGCCCGATAAACTTTGCCGCCAATCTCCAGACGGCTCCCCATTAACAGCGAAACGGCCTGAATCTCTGAAATCTCAACCGAACACAACGCCGCATCAGCCAGCAGACTGGCAACCGCAGGGGCAAGCGCTGCCCGCCTGGCCTTGTCAGCCGCCGATCTGGCCTCGGTTTTTTCAACGGCAGAACGCCAGGCAACATCTAATTCGCTCCCTGGCTCATAAGGTGATCCGCTTTGCTGCCTTTTGAATGGTGTTTCACGTAGTCGCCGCATCAATTTGCGCCGCGTTGGCTGGTCCATATTTTCAAAATCGACGATTTCATCGTCTGAATCTTCTGTCTTTAACTCTCCGTCAGCTGGCACAGCCATTTCTGACAGTGAAAAATCGGTGATTTTTTCGTCTTCCGTAGAGTTATTGACAGAACTCCAAGCGTCGCCGGTTGGCGACGGCAAAAGGGCAACCCCCAAACCGGGGCCGTTTTTGGCCTCGGTGGTGGCTTTGGATTTGGCGCGGATTTTCCACTTAACCAGACGGGTGCAAATACGGGAGGCATCACCCAGACGCGGCGACCAGACCCCGAAAACCTTTTCGGGGATCTCACAATAAGCATTCATTTCATCAGCTGGCTGATAGGCCAGACGGACGACATAGTTTTCACGCGGGATCAAAACACCACCCTGGCGGATGATGTAGGTAGCAAAGCACCCGACATCGGCAGCGGCGCAAACCGCATCCATTGCAGGATCCACAAGCAACGGCGCACCGCGCTTGAAGGTATTGTCAATTTTCTGGCGGGTCGTGATCTGATTGCTCAGTTTGCGCAGCTCGCGGTAAACCGATATGGGCGGCTGTCCGATGGGCTGAAACTGGCGGATGCGGTGGAGTGACGCCCAGGCCATTGCATATTTGGCTGTTTCATTCAGCGGCTTGCCGCTTTCGTCGTCCAGTTCACCGGCCAGCGCGTGACCGTCGATATTCTTCGAAATGTATTTGGCGATATACGCCGTTGCTGACCCTTTCCGTGGGTCCATTTTTTTTGACTTGAAACGAGCACCGGTATTGCGACCCAGCTCGTCGCGGTCTTCCGCAATGAAGTAGGCGCGAAGGATCGCAACCGTGGCTTTAACCTGCTCTTGTGGCATAAATAGCAACGCGTGCCAGTGTGGTGTCCCATCGTGATGCGGTTCGGCGACGCGGAAGCCATAAGGGCGCAAATCTTCGCGTTTCAGTTTGGCGGTTGCCCGGTTCCATACACGGCATAAATAGCGCTGCGCCTGGGCGACGGTGGAATGATTCCATTTGGCGTTATGGTGGCCGGACGCAATATTGCTGTGATATTTCGACGGGCAAGTAATGGTCAGGAAGATGCCAACATCGCCGCGACTTTGGGCGACAAGTTCAACCCCAGCCATTCGGGCCATAAGCTCATGGCGACGAATAGCCGGGTTAGACGTGGATTTATTAATCATTTCCTCAAGCGACGAAACGTTGCCGTCTTCGTCTACCAGTTCATGACTTTTGAAAAAATCCCGGTTTTTACGGCGCTGTTCCTGCCACTCGATCAGGCTGGAAGCGCTAACGTAGGCGTGCGCTTTTTTATTTACCGCGCCAACAGCACGCAGCTGGTTCTCGCGCCAGTCACAACGCAAGCGCCAGATTTTGCGCCCCCACCAGTCAGGCGAAGCCATACGCAAAATGGCCGTGCATATGCGCTCGCGTTCCCACGGCGCATACCATGCAGGCGGCACAATACGAAGCGCCAGCATTTCGCGGCCCAGGTGGCAATAAAGCCAGTCCAGTTCTTCGACGTTCATGTCGGAAACATTCCGCCCCAGGGCTTCGCATTCCGTCCCAAGCATTTCAGCCATGCGGCTGGCGATCTCATTAGCGGCGCTTAGTGCCTCCCGCTTTGTGAAATCAGCCAGTCGTTGCCAGCGCCCGAACCAGTACGCGGCCAGTTCGCCGGTGAGATCAGGCGAAACACCTTGCCTTGTGCGCACAACATCAAGACGCAGCAATGATTTTTTCACGGTCCCCATAAGAAAATCATTGGTGTGTCTGGCTTCACGGTTGGCCCGTAACCATTCAATTTTTTTGCGCCAGACTTCACGAATGAAGAACGGCTCTGATAATAAACGCGCTTCGACACCTTCCGGCGTATTGGCCCAGGCTGCCGCCGTAGCTTTGGCGGCTTCCATTTCCTGCCGGATTATATTTTGATGGGCGGCCAGTGGCAGGCCGCACGGTTCGTACCTGTCCAGCGCCTGGATAAGCGCGTTACGGTCGCGAACATCGTCGGGGTTGTAACCGGCGCGTTTGAAGATGTGATCGATGTGTTTTTTTACGGCAGGATGATGCGCCACCGCCCCGGCAAGCGGGGCGATTTTTTTCGGTTCGTAGGTGTACAGGCCAACAGCTGGGCGCGGCGCGTTCCAGGACCATGCAAAAGCGGCGTCAGACATGGGATGCCCCCATCATGTAAGCCTTTATGAACGCTGTTGCCGCTTCAACGTTGAGGGCGTTTCCGTAGGCGCGAAGGCGTCCCACTCTGGAGGCAACCCCATCAACCAGCGGGACAAGTTCGGGTTCAACTGGCCGCCACTTTTCATCCTGGCAGAACAACCAGTCAGCAGATCCCCAGAAACCGTTAACCGGGCCGGGCCTGCTATCTGTGCCACCACATCCAGAGTGTCCGTTGACAGCTTCCCGTTGCGCATCCTGCCCCCTGATACCCCCCTTTGTGATCCCTTGCCGCTGGTGTAGGCCACCCCGCCAGACAGGCAAAATCTTGTAAGTTCGACTGACGGCCAGCAAGCCTCCGCGCAATGACTTTCTGCGCGTCCTGGTAAGCATTCTTTGTATTGCTCGCGGTTGGTGTCGGCCACCCAGTAAGCTCTGTCACGGATGTGCGGTGCGCCGACGCTCGCAGACGGAAACGCACACGCCCCGAAGGCATATCCCATTGCTTCCATGTCTGCTTGTACAAGGTCGATCCAGTCATTTGCGTCAGCGCTTGCAGATTGCTCGCCAAAGATAACGACAGGATCGCACTGCCCAACCAACCAATGCATGGCGGGCCATAAGTGCCGCTCGTCAGTAAATCCCTTTCCCTTGCCTGCCGGGCTGAAAGGCTGGCACGGGCAAGAACCTGTCCAGACTGGTCTGGAGTCCGGCCAGCCAGCGCGGCGCAGGGCATATGACCAAACACCAATCCCGGCAAAGAAGTGAACTTGAGTGAATCCGCGCAGATCGGCGGGTGTGACATCTTCAATACTCCTTTCATCAACAAAGCCAGGGGCAATCAACCCCGCAGCCATAAGGTTGCGCAGCCACTGGGCTGCATATGGATCGATTTCGTTGTAGTAAGCAGCGGTCATTTCTTGCTCTCAACGTTGTATTTTTCATGTGTCATCAGTGACCAGACCTTGCCGCCGTTTTTACTCAGCAAGCGCCAGCGCCTACCGATGCGGATCACCAGGTAAAAATTTGGTTTGATGCGGGAATAGTTTTTGACGCCGCGAGAAAAGCGGCGCAGCTCGGCAGCTGCGTGACCGCAGACACCTACCGGCGCAGCGCATGAGATCTGCAGTTTTGTGACCATCAGAACGGCTCCACGCCATAGGCCGCAGCCGTTGCCAGCATTTCGTTATAGGTCGCGTTACCCATGACAGGGCCACAATCAGGGCAACGGCCACCACCGGCACGACCGCAGCCGCTACACACTTTCAGGACGCCAATCACTTCACTGGCGGCCCCTCTGGTAATGGCGTTCGCACTGACAGAACGGTTAACGCTGATTTCCTGGAAGTTGAAAGCGCGATAAATCTCGCGGGTGGCTGGGGTGTCGCTATTGGACAGGATCACCGGCGAACCAGTAAGGCGGTTAATATCCAGCAGGGCTGCAGCTAACTGGCGATGCTCTTTAATCCCAAACGGGGCGGTGTGGTATTGGGTGAAATTAGCGGTTTCGCTTGTTGGCAGGTATGGCGGATCGCAGTAGATAACTGCGTCACTACCAATCATGATTTTTAACGTGCTCTGGAAATCGCAGCACACGAAAATAGCTTTCGTGTCGTTAGCTTTTTCAGAGAATAAACGGATCTGTTCTTCCGGGAAGTAAGGCGGGGTTTTGTGTCTACCAAAGGGAACGTTATATCCGCCCTGTTGGTTGTAGCGCACTACGCCGTTATATCCGTGACGGTTCAGGTAAAGAAACTGTGCTGCACGAAGAATCTTGCCCGCGTCCGGTCCGTCCTCAAACACATTGCGCGATGACAGAAGGTCATGGGCGCGAGCGTTGAAATCGTCGCGGATCCACTTATAGCCGTCTTTATCACCGTACACTTTAAACAGCGGGCGAGCAGCGTCGATCACCGCATCAGGCCAGCGGGTTATCTGGCGATACAGGTTAATTAAATCTGGGTTGATATCACCCAGGATATAACGGCGATATTCAGTATTGAGGAAAACAGAAGCACCGCCGACAAACGGTTCCACCAGGCAATCGGCTTTCGGCAGAATCGGCAGCAAATCAGGCATAACGCGGCCTTTACCACCGGGCCATTTAACGAGAGATCGAATCATTTTTACTTTCTCCAGGGTGCAAGAAGCCCGACGCGTTAGCGCCTGTCTCTTTTTTGTGGGTAGTTAGTTGTTAATTGACTGCGTTATCTGGCGCGGGTGGTTTGTCGCGTATCGCCTGAATTTCGGCGCGTGGTGCGGCGTAGTCCTCAAATTCCCACGGCATTGATGCTGCAAATTCGGAAAGGCGCTTAATGCCCATCAAAAGGCACGTTTGCTCCTTTTCGGTTAGATTTTCGTAAGTGCAACCCAACTGTTTGGCGGTCAGCTTCGGCATTCCGGCTATGTATCTGGACGCATCGTTTGCCAGGATGAAAATCACCTTTTTGCAGGCATCATCCAGGCGGTTAAAACGGGTTGCAGTGTCATTCACACGTGAGGCGTTCAAACTGGCTTGCAGCCGCGCACGTTGCTCTAAGAACTGGCGGCGGCCGGGCTGTTGTCCTGTTTTATCCATCAACATAACCACCTCCCCGAACTACGCGAAGATACCCATTAAGCGGGAAAACCAGCGGCGCTTATTACGCGGGCGTGACATAAACGGTAAACGGCAGTTTTTAACAAATTGAACATCTGCCGCTTTAGGCTGGAAGAAACGCCCGTCCGGGGTTTCAATCCAGCCGCGTTGATGCTGACGGTGGGTGATCTGCTGGCCGTGGGTAAGCAGGCTGGCAAGTGAAGGGCATTGTGATAAGTCCATGTTGATCTCCGTCAAATTGAAAAGTACTGGATATACTTTTATGCGCTCTCTTTTAATGCTTCCTGCGCATCCCTGAATTCTTTAAGAAATTCAGCCACCATATTGATCTCGCGGTATTTCCCGTATTTGCCTTTAGCAGTGATGAACTTTCCAGCGTCAACTTGCTGTTGAACGGCTCTCAACCCCTGATTGGTCATCTGGGCGTACTGCTCAACGGTCATACGCGGCTGGGGGATGCAAAAAATCACGGGGCAACCCTGCACCGACATCACCAATGGCTTTGTTTTGCTTGTCCGCATGTTTTATCCTCATCGTTTGGGCTATTCAGATTCGATTAGAGCTGAATAGATTTGATTATCACGATGGCGGCAATTGCCTCCATGCGGCGAGTATAGGGAGGCGATTGCCACCATGTCAACAAGCATAGGTAAAAAAATCAGAGAAGTAAGAGAATCCGAGGGGCTAACCAGAACTCAATTCTTTGAATTAACAGGAATACCGGAGACAACACAAAAGGAGTATGAACTCGGCAGAAGGGAGAATATTGGGATTGATACCGTGATGAAAATAACCAATCACCCCATGTTCAAAAAATACACGACGTGGTTAATGAATGGTGAAACAAATGAAGCTGCCGGGCAGATCAGTCCGGCTCTCTCCCCTAATGGATGCGAGAGCACATCGAAGCCCCAAAAGACGAAAAAGGTTGGGTAGTTGCTTCGGAAATAATGAAACGATGGGGTAAAGGTGGCATCTGTCACTACCGTGATTTCTGGGTTAACGAATGTTCTTGTTAACTAAAAGTGTATTGAAATTAAAAACATCTAAAACTCAGACAAACCAGGTAACACAAATGACGATCAACAAACTTGAAGATGGTCGGTATATGGTGGACTTGCGACCACAGGGCCGCAAGGGTGTGCGGCTGCGTCGGCGCTTTGCCACCCGCGCGGAAGCGCTACGCTTCGAACGGTGGGCTGTCTCGAATTACAACAACAAAGAATGGATGGTTGATGATAAGAAAGATACCCGAACTCTGGAGGAGTTGATCGCAGCCTGGTGGAAGTATCACGGCCAATCTTTAAAATCTGGGGAAATCATGCGGATTGAGCTGGATCGCATATGCTACGAACTCAGCAACCCTAGCGCCGGTGACATTAACAAAAAGATGTTTACCGAATATCGGGCTAACCGGCTACTTGCCGGTATCAGCCCTACTACCATTAACCGGGAACATGCTTTGCTCAGTGGCGTTTTCACCGCACTAATTAAGGCTGGTCAGTATTCACAAAGCAACCCCCTATCTAATCTTCCCCGTGTTAAAACCACGGAAAACGAGAAAATATTTCTTACCTCATCGCAAATTGAGCAACTACTGCTTGCCCTGGACGGTGACAATCTACGCCTCGCAAAATTTGCCTTGTCCACTGGTGCGCGATGGGATGAGGCTGCACAAATCCAACGTTCGCGCATTCTGAAATACAAAGCTGTTTTCACTGATACAAAAAACGGTAAAAATCGAACGGTTCCCATTAGCGCATCGCTGCATGATGAGATCACCAAAAACCGTAAATCAGGAAGCATTTTCCCCGATGCTGACTATTTCGCTTTCCGTGACATATTGAAAGGTCTGTTTGATTTACCTGCTGGTCAGGCTACCCACGTAATGAGGCACACCTTCGCCAGCCACTTTATGATGAACGGTGGAAATATACTCACTCTGCAAAAAATTCTGGGCCATGCTTCAATTAATCAAACAATGGCATATGCACACCTTGCACCTGATTATTTACAGGACGCCATTACATTAAATCCAGTGTTCATGAGGGGGCAAAAGTGATCCACATTTTGACCCAATCACTCAGATTTGATTAGGTTTCAATAGAGCCGATTAGCAAACAACCAATTGAAAATAAAGGTAAATCATTGATTTTTCATCACCACATAAAAAACAATCTGTTTTTTTGATGTAACAAATCACATTTACGCTATTTTGTTATATCGTGACATTTATCTTTCCTTTGTTAGACTCAAAATCAGATTGTATTAATTTGAGACTGAGCGCAGATGAAAAAACTTACCTTACCAAACGATTTTTTATGGGGCGGCGCGGTTGCGGCGCACCAGGTTGAAGGCGGCTGGAACAAAGGTGGCAAAGGCCCCAGCATTTGCGACGTACTGACCGGAGGGGCACACGGCGTTCCGCGAGAAATCACTCAGGAAGTTGAGTCCGGTAAGTACTACCCCAACCACGAAGCTGTCGATTTTTACAGTCATTACAAAGAAGACATCAAGCTGTTTGCCGAGATGGGATTCAAATGCTTCCGTACCTCCATCGCCTGGACCCGTATCTTCCCCAAAGGGGACGAAACCCAACCGAATGAAGAAGGGCTAAAGTTCTACGACGACATGTTCGATGAACTGCTGAAGTACAACATTGAACCAGTCATCACCCTTTCCCACTTTGAAATGCCGCTGCACCTGGTTCAACAGTACGGTAGCTGGACCAATCGTAAAGTCGTCGATTTCTTTGTCCGTTTTGCTGAAGTCGTTTTTGAGCGCTATAAGCACAAGGTCAAATACTGGATGACCTTCAATGAGATCAACAACCAGCGTAACTGGCGCGCACCGCTGTTTGGTTATTGCTGCTCCGGCGTGGTGTATACCGAGCATAAAAACCCGGAAGAGACTATGTACCAGGTGCTGCACCACCAGTTCGTGGCCAGCGCGCTGGCGGTAAAGGCGGCACGTCGCATCAACCCGGAAATGAAAGTCGGCTGCATGCTGGCGATGGTGCCACTGTACCCGTTCTCCTGTAAGCCTGAAGATGTGATGTTCGCGCAGGAATCGATGCGTGAGCGCTACGTTTTCACTGACGTTCAGCTGCGCGGCTACTATCCATCATATGTACTGAACGAGTGGGAACGCCGCGAATTCAACATCCAAATAGAAGCCGGCGATGAGCAAATCCTGCGTGAAGGCACCTGTGACTATCTCGGATTCAGTTACTACATGACCAACGCGGTAAAAGCGGAAGGCGGCAGCGGCGATGCCATTTCTGGTTTTGAGGGCAGCGTACCGAACCCGCACGTAAAAGCCTCCGACTGGGGCTGGCAGATTGACCCCGTCGGTCTACGCTATGCCTTATGTGAGCTGTATGAACGCTACCAGAAGCCGCTGTTTATCGTTGAAAACGGGTTTGGCGCTTATGACAAAGTAGAAGAAGACGGCAGCATCAACGACGACTATCGCATCGACTATCTGCGCGCCCACATCGAAGAAATGATGAAAGCGGTGACCTATGATGGCGTAGACCTGATGGGCTACACGCCATGGGGCTGCATCGACTGCGTATCGTTTACCACCGGTCAGTACAGCAAACGTTACGGCTTTATCTACGTGAACAAACATGACGACGGCACCGGCGATATGTCGCGTTCACGAAAGAAGAGTTTTGACTGGTACAAAGAGGTGATTGCCAGCAACGGCGAGAATCTGTAATTTTTGCCGGATGGCGGCGTAAACGCCTTATCCAGCCTACAGGTTATACTCCCGTAGGCTGGATAAACGCAGCGCTATCCGGCAATCAAGTCCCTACTTCCCGCCCGCCAGTTCCAGAAAACTGCCCGTTACGTAAGATGCCTTCTCGCTCAACAGCCAGGTAATTGCCTGCGCGACTTCTTCCGGCTGCCCGCCACGCTGCATAGGCAACAGTGATTTCACGCGATCGACCCTTCCCGGCTCGCCGCCTGATGCGTGCATTTCAGTGTAGATAAGACCAGGTCGCACGCAGTTTACGCGGATCCCTTGCGCCGCAACCTCCAGCGCCAGGCCGGTGGTGAGCGTGTCCACAGCGCCTTTCGAGGCCGCGTAATCAACATATTCGAATGGCGCACCAAGCCGCGATGCCGCCGAAGAGACATTTACAATCGATCCACCCTGACCACCGTGCTTGAACGACATGCGCTTTACCGCTTCCCGACAGCACAGAAAATAGCCGATAACGTTGGTTGCCAGTACGCGATTAATTCGTTCGGCGGTTAAGTTTTCGACCGTGCTTTGCTCAAACAAGATCCCGGCATTATTCACCAGGGCAGTCAGTTGCTCGCCTTCACGGTCAATAGACTCAAACATTGCCACCACCTGGCTTTCATCACTGATATCCGCACGCAAAGCAAATGCTTTACCGCCTGCAGCGACGATGTTGTTCACCACCTCGGTTGCCGCACGAATATTGTGATGAAAATTCACGGCGACCGTGTAACCCTCTTGCGCCAGTTGCAGCGCGGTTGCTCGACCAATGCCACGACTGCCGCCCGTCACCAATGCTATAGCCATAACGTTTCTCCCAAAAAATAAAGGCGCCGAAGCGCCTTTAAAAGATAGTTGAATCAGCAGATTACTGATATTCGCTCATCGGTACGCAGGAGCAGAACAGGTTACGGTCACCGTAAACGTCATCAAGGCGTTTCACGGTTGGCCAGTATTTGTTCGCCACACCCGCCGGGAAGACGGCGATTTCGCGGCTATAACCGTGATTCCACTCCGCGACCAGCTCGTTTTGCGTGTGCGGTGAGTTAACCAGCGGGTTATCTTCCAGTGACCATTCACCGGCTTTCACGCGATCGATCTCAGAGCGGATTGCCAGCATCGCATTGATAAAGCGATCCAGTTCCACTTTGCTTTCAGATTCAGTCGGTTCAACCATCAGGGTACCCGCGACCGGGAATGACATAGTCGGCGCATGGAAACCGTAATCGATTAGACGCTTGGCAATATCCAGTTCGCTGATGCCGGTCTCTTCTTTCAGTGGACGAATGTCGAGAATACATTCATGCGCCACGCGACCATCGCGACCGGTATACAGTACCGGATAAGCATCTTTCAGACGGCTGGCAATGTAGTTAGCGTTAAGAATCGCCACCTGGCTTGCCTGCTTCAGACCTTCTGCGCCCATCATACGGATGTACATCCAACTGATTGGCAGAATGGATGCGCTACCGAACGGCGCCGCAGAAACTGCGCCCTGACGGGTCAGCATCCCTTCAATCTGCACTACGCTGTGGCCCGGTACAAACGGCGCCAGATGTGATTTCACGCCGATCGGTCCCATACCTGGGCCGCCGCCGCCGTGCGGAATGCAGAATGTTTTATGCAGGTTGAGGTGCGAGACATCTGCGCCAATAAAGCCCGGCGTGGTGATCCCAACCTGAGCGTTCATGTTCGCGCCATCCAGGTAAACCTGGCCGCCGAACTGGTGCACAACGTCGCACACTTCACGGATCGTTTCTTCATAAACGCCGTGGGTGGATGGGTAGGTCACCATGATGCAAGAAAGGTTGTCGGCATGTTGTTCTGCTTTTGCTCGCAGATCGTCCAGGTCGATGTTGCCGTTCTTATCACAGGCGACCACCACTACCTGCATACCCGCCATCTGTGCAGACGCCGGGTTGGTACCGTGGGCAGAAGCCGGGATCAAGCAGATATCGCGATGACCTTCGTTACGGCTTTCGTGATAATGACGAATAGCCAGCAGACCCGCATACTCGCCCTGCGCGCCGGAGTTCGGCTGCATGCAGACGGCATCATAACCGGTCAGTTTTACCAGCCACTCGGAAAGCTGGCCGATCATCTGGTGATAACCTTCAGCCTGCTCTGGCGGGCAGAACGGATGCAGCTCAGCGAATTCAGGCCAGGTGATAGGGATCATCTCGGCAGCGGCGTTGAGCTTCATGGTGCAGGAACCCAGCGGGATCATTGCCTGATTCAGCGCCAGATCTTTACGCTCCAGTGAGTGCATGTAGCGCATCATCTCGGTTTCACTGTGATAGCGGTTGAACACCGGATGGCTGAGGATCGCATCGTCACGCAGCATGCTTTCCTGAATAGAACGGCTGTCGAGCGCCACGTCTTTATCCAGCGTATCGATGTTAAGAGCGTGACTGTCGCCCAGCAGAACATTGAACAACTGCACCACGTTTTCACGGGTGGTGGTTTCATCGAGCGTAATACCTACCGCGTTATGGATATCGCTACGCAGGTTGATTTCTGCCGCTTCGGCACGCGCCAGCACTGCGGCCTTATCGGCTACTTCAACGCACAGGGTGTCGAAGTAATGTGCATGACGCAGCTTCAATCCTTTCTGTTGCAGACCAGCTGCCAGGATATCAGTCAGGCGGTGGATGCGATTAGCAATGCGTTTCAGGCCAACCGGACCATGATAAACAGCATACAGACTGGCGATGTTGGCCAGCAGGACCTGCGAGGTACAAATGTTGGAGTTCGCTTTCTCGCGGCGGATATGCTGCTCACGAGTCTGCATCGCCATGCGCAGTGCGGTATTGCCCGCCGCATCTTTGGAGACGCCGATAATACGGCCTGGCATGGAGCGTTTGAATTCGTCTTTAGCGGCGAAGAATGCCGCGTGTGGGCCACCGTAACCCATCGGTACGCCGAAGCGTTGTGCAGAACCGAAAACGATATCCGCGCCCTGTTTGCCCGGAGCAGTCAGCAGTACCAGCGCCATAAAGTCGGCAGCGACACTGACCACAACTTTACGGGATTTCAGCTCGGTAATCAGTTTGCTGTAGTCATGCACTTCACCGGTGGTGCCAACCTGCTGCAACAGCACGCCAAACACATCCTGGTGATCCAGTGCTTTCGCCGCGTCATCGACAATGACGTCAAAACCAAAGGTTTGTGCACGAGTACGCACAACATCCAGCGTTTGCGGATGAACATCAGCGGCCACAAAGAAGCGGTTGGCGTTTTTCAGTTTGCTGACGCGTTTTGCCATCGCCATCGCTTCAGCCGCCGCGGTGGCTTCATCCAGCAGAGAGGCGGAGGCCATGTCCAGACCGGTCAGATCCAGCGTCACCTGCTGGAAGTTGAGCAGCGCTTCCAGGCGCCCCTGAGAAACTTCTGGCTGATACGGCGTATACGCAGTGTACCAGCCCGGGTTTTCCAGCATGTTGCGCAGGATAACCGGTGGCAACTGCACGGCGGTGTAG